AGGTATTGCTTGGCAGCGTAGTCATCGTAGATGGCAGTGGTGTAGGTCATATTAAAAACGCGCAGGCCATCGGCGCGGCGTTCGGTGTTGAAGCTTGTGCGCATGAGCTTGCCAAAATGCGTATCTAAAAAGCCTCCGTTACCATCCTCCAACACGTGTCCGCCAAATGTGTGCAGGGCGGCGTGTACCTGGTTTAGCAGCTTTAGCTGCTGGGCGGCATCGGCCAGGGTAGGGCTGTCGGCGTGGAAGTCGGCATAGATGTCGAGTGCCAGGCGTATGCCAATGTTGATGTCGCCCTGCTGGTGGCCTTCGCCCAGGTTGTGCCACTGGCAGTTGGCCAGGTCGATGAAAATGGCGGGGAACTGCACGGGGTAGTTCTCGTCGAGGGCGTCTATTTGTCCGGCTTCGAGGTCTATCCATAGCTTGCTTGCAATTTTGCTTTGCAGGCGGTGTACGATTGATTGATACAGGATGTCCATTGTATTGATATTGGTATGTTGAGCCGCACGGCCGTGCGGCTTTACTTTCCTAATATTGATACGCACGGCCGTGCGTTTTTACGTTCCGAGTATGCGGTTGATGTCTTTGTTGAGTTCGTGTTTTATTTTAGCTTTCAGCTTTATGCTGTCGCCGATGAACTGGCGTTTTGGCATGGTGGTGGTTTTGCGGCCAAAAACGCTGGCTTGCCCACCGCTGTTGTGTACGGCAGCATAATCCTGGTCGCTGAATATGATGGCGCGTCCTGGTTCGAGCCGGTACTGTATGCTGTCTTTAAGGTCGCCGGTGCGCCCGCTAAGGGCTTTGCGCTTGGTGGCTGCCGGGCTGTAGTTTGTTACCGGGTTGGCTTTGCGGGGCTTGTATGCACCTTTGGCACGCCAGCGGCGCGGGTGATCGCTGGGTGTGGCTACCCGTGCGCCATACTCGAAGCCATACCAGTAGCTGTTGCTCACGGTTCGTTTGGCGGGTTTCCATTTTACCAGGCTGCTATCGGTAAAGCCTTCGTCGAGGAAACTTTTTTTAAAGTGGTTTACCGCTTCCGTTGCCGCTATTCGCGGGGCATCGCGCTCAATGTAATGTTTGATCTGCGCGGCATGTTGTGTTAATTTTTGCGAAAATTGTTGTGGTGTCATAGTTTGTATTATCTTTGTGGCTGCGTCGTTAAATAAGTCGGTGGAGAGACTGACGCCTCACTGCCCCAGCCCAGGCAGAGCGTTATCTGCCTTTTTTTATGCCCGCTATTACCGTATTTTAATAAGCTCATTCCTTAAATTTACTAAATACACGCCCGGCATTTTTGATTGTTTTCCATCCTTTTTGTAAGCACCAAATTGCCTGTCTGATGCGTCCATTACATCTCTGAACCGATCAGCTTTAGCATCGTAAAAAATTACGTTATCAGCTTTTTTACCAACCTCCCTTATGTATTTTCTCAATGTCTCAATATTAGCATCATCGCAAGTTTTAATATCCCATGTTTTTCCATCAAAAGCAATATCGGGTTTTTTAACATCTATTCCTTTTTCAGACAAAAACTCTACCTGCTTGGCATGTTTATCCATCAAAATACTGCCAACTTCTTTTTCACCTATCCCACCTTTAGTTTTGTTAAATTTATGTTCCTGATGATAAACATTATAACCGCCATTGTAAGGATTAAAATTTATCAACGCCCATTCTTTACCGTACATTTTAAATTCGTTCCACGATTTTAGCACCACATCGTTTTCATCTATCCAAGCATCAATTTGCTTAGCCTCTTTTTTACCCACATCCCTAATCATCGGATGTTTATCGGTAAAAATCTGCCCGTCCTTACCGGGATTGTTGCGCATGGCCTGGGGTGGTTGCTTTATCTCCTCGGGTGGCTGGGTGGTGCCTTTGTCGCTGCGGCATTGCTGCACGCTGCACTTGCATCCCCAGTCGGCGGGTGGCAGCCAGGTGTCCCAAAAGGGGTCGTCCAAAGCCTTTATTACGCCATATAATTTCATATGCTCGTTGCGTGGTTCGCCGGCGGTGCTGGGCATGTATTCCAAAAATGGGTAAAGGTCAGCATCAGCAGCAAAGTTTTGCCAGTTTTTGGCGGCACGGGTACTGCGCACGGTGTGTTCGTACTCGCTTCGCATGTAGTTCGTGTTGTACTTTTTGTTAATGGTATTGATGCTGTCGGTATCGTCCACATCGCGGAGCTCGGCCACCTGCCATGCGGTTTTGTAGCCTGCAAAGCGGCTGGCATTGTTGCGCAGCTTCATGGCCATGTCAAAATCGGGGTGGTCGTACTTTAAGCCAGGATACACTTTGTCGATGGCCGCAGTAAGGTTGTCGCGGGTGTAGCGGTAGAGGTCTGTATTTACCAGGAGCCTATCATTGTTGCGCACATCTATGTAAATCTCGAGCATGGTTTTTTCGTCGATGCCTGTGGCGGGGGGCTGTGGCAGTTCCACGTTAACAAAGCCGGTAGTGCCGTGTACAGGGCATCCGCTATGGTTGTGGTAATAGGTATCGAATGCCCCGGAAAGCGGAGCAGCATGCAGCCCCGTCTTACCGGGGCTTAAACGAAAAAATTAAAGATGCGTTTTAAGCGGCTTTCAGTCGGTTTATCGTACATGCTTTGCTGAAATGACTGTTGCTGCATCTGCTTTTGCTCCTGCTGTTCTTTTTTCAGCTTGACATAGTTCTCAGGTTTTGGAATGTCGTAGGTTTCATACCAGTAGTCGTCATCGATGGGTACGCGGCTGGCCAGTTGCATGTCGATGATTACGCGCTGCGAGAGATCGACATGTGTTTTTTCCTCAAATACAAACTCACCATTTGTGGTATTGATGCCCAGGCTGGCAAATACGTCGGTGAGGTCGTAGTTGAGTGTGTCGAGCACAAATCGGCGGTCGCTGTGGGCTATTTTATCTTCCACATCCTGATGCACTGTGCCGAGTGCCTGCGTTCCTTTGTCGCCCTGGTCGGTGGTGAGGGTATTGCCCAGTATGAGTTTGCTCACCTCGGCGTTGCATAGTGCTATCAGGTCGATGTACAGATCACTGTTACCGGATTTGTCTGGTGCATCTATCAGGTTGATCTGCGTGTTTTCGGGATGAATAAAAATCCCTGACGAACCCATATTTTCCAAATCCTCGCGGAGCTTTATGCGTGCCATTTCATCGTATCCATCGTACGTGCCTTCGCGAATTGGTTGACCAAACAGCTCTGCAAACTGTGCAAAGTCGCCCATGCCGTTTCGTTTGTAGATAATATGCGGAGCCGCCTTGCAGAGCAACCCAAGATCGCGTGGCTGGCCCACTTCTATCAGGTTAGGGAAAGCACTGTCGCGGTAGGGCAGGCCAGTGGTATCTGTTTGTGACCGCAGCAGCATCCCATTGATTGGGTTGATGTGTTTGCGTGGTATCAGGTCGTAGGCAATCCACTTGTCCAGGCGGTAAAACTGAAACACGCTGTGTCCCCACATGATGGTATCTATCACGTCGGCAATAAAGGAGCGGAACCAAGGGCTGTCGATTTGCTCCATGATCTTTTCATCTACCTTGCCACCGCGCACAAACTGTATGTTTCTTGTAAGTACAGCAGTTTTTCGTTTCTGGATTACGGCTGTCAGGTGTGCATCAAGAAGCACATCGTTGTAGATGTCGTATAAATCAATACGCTTTGGATTTGATGTGCTCTCTGCGTTTTTGATGGCGCTGCGCCATTTGGCTATGTCGAGGTTGTCGCGTTTTGGTTGCGAGAATATGACCTGCTGGATGACCAGGTTCTTGTTAGAGTCAGGCGCCTTTGCCTTCCGGGTTGTATTTGTTGCCATTTTAAAAATGATTATTGCGTTTTGGATTTGATGAAAAGGCATAATTCAGCGCACCGCCCTTGGCGCCATTGGCGTCGGTAGCCAGTGGCAGGCCTGTTGGGTTTATCTGCCCGTCCTGCACGGATTTGAGCCAGTCTATGGCACGCTCGTACCTGTCCTTTCGCACCATCGGGAACTTTACGGGGTTGTGGATGGCGTGCAGGTGATACAGCGTGATGTCGATGGCAAACATCAGCAGCAGGCTGTGTCGGTCGGCTCCGGTTTTGCTAAAGATAGCCTCTATGTCATAGCGCGAGGCGAGGTAACCGGCCATCTCTTCCACGGCCTGATGTTCTATTATCTCAAGCAGTTCGTTGTCCATGCGTATGATGGCATTGAGTATCTCGGTATGTATTGCGGCGTCGTAGTCGGTTTCGGTGATGAAGGTGTTCATATTGTCTGTTTTATATTGTTTTTTGAGACGCACGTCTGTGCGTCTTTACATCCCTAAAATCTTTTTGAGTTGGAGAACGGGTTCCGTTTTAGGTAAACCGGCGGTGTAGATTCGCGAAGTTTGTTGTTGATAATCCAAATGGCACCTTCCACGGCATCGGGGCCGTCGTCGTGGGTTCGGCTTCCTTTCTCGAAGCTCAGAAGCTGGTCGATAAGGCGTTCGGTATCTGGGCAGGTTTTCAGGCGTTCGTCAAACAGCACCAGGTTGCGTTCAAACAGGGGGCTGATGGCTTCGATGCG